TAACTCTTCAATGGTTGTTGACAGTGGTGCAAGTTGCCCGGCGCCTGCGCAGGGTGGCAAGTGTGGAGATTGTCGGGCTTGTTGGGATTCTTCAATAAAAGTTGTAAGTTACGGCAAACACTAATAAAATAAAAAAATGGTTTATAGGTCCCCGAAGTATTGGCAGGAAATGGCCAAGCGAAAAAAAGAATTAGAAAAGCAGCAAGCGCCAAGCGACAAGCCTACAGAGACTCAAGCTTCAAGCGGCAAGCATCAAGCGTCAAGCAACAAGCGTCAAGCTTCAAGCCGCAAGCGACAAGCTCCTTGATTCTTGATCCCTCATAAAGTTTTACAGAACCAGGCTTCTGGGTCTTAACCAAGATAAAAGTATTCTTCGGATGCTTAATATGGAATGCTATTTGATGTGGAGACAGTCTGACTTTGTTTGTTTTTGTAACCTTCAACTCTACTGTGAAAAAGGTACCCCTAGGAGAACACCCCAATAAGTCAGGAGTCCCAGGTAAACTAAGGTTTTCAATTCTAATCCAAGATATTTTTGATAAAGATTTTTTAACTTCATGGTAAAATTTTGTTTCTGATTTCACTACAACAGGCTATTGAATTTTCTTCAAAACTTTACCCATATTCCATGTTTCGGCTTTGACAGTAAATACTAGTCGATGTGTTTCTCTCACGCCAATTAATTTATTTTCCATCAATTGTAAAGAGGTAATGTCATAATATTTTCCATCAGGCAAACAAACTTGAACTCTTGCTTCACCGGCAGCTTCACCTTTTAACATCTTATCTAATATTTGTCTTAATAGCTTTCCATTCATACAACTAAGTGTTGATTAATATCATTGTTGTAGTAAAAGTAAAGCATGGGTTTACCAAAAAAATTATCAGAACAGCAAATGAAATTTGCATACGAACTTGTAACTAATGAAGGTAGAAAAACAGCAACAGAATGTGCTATCGATGCAGGCTTTGCAAAAGACTCAGCTAGATCATATGCCAGTAAATTACAGAATCCAAAATTATATCCACTTGTAGTTAAATACATAGGTGAATTAAGAGAAGAATGGCAAAAGAAATATGAAGTAACTTATGAAAGACATATAGCAGAACTAGGAAAAATTAGACAATCAGCTCTTAAAAAAGGAGCATGGTCTGCTGCAGTTAATGCAGAGGTCGCAAGAGGAAAGGCAGCTGGCTTGTATATTGAGCAGAAGATAATACGCACAGGTAAGTTAGAAGACTTAACAACAGAAGAATTAGAAGTAAGAATGAAACAGATAATGGAAGATTATTCTCCAATCTTAGAAGGTGTTGAAGTAGAAGAGTTGAAAGAGAAAGTACTGAAAAAGCCAGAAAAATTTTTAAAAAAAGAATCGGATCCATCAGACAACGACTCTCTCCATCTTAAGAATGCAACCCCGCGGAAAGACGTTCCTGTCGGAGAATAATTCATCGTTATCTTCATAGCTTGCAAAGGTCCAAACATATTTATGGTTCTTATCAAATACATAAGCATGAGTTATCATTGTAGAAGGTAATAAACCGTAAGAAGCATGTTTATCAGCATGCCCGGAATCACCGGTCGGATCAGCCCAGGTAATTTTGTAGTAATAATATCTTTTCTTTTTTATCACCACGGATTTGTATTTTGATTTTTTTGGAGTACCCATATTATTATTTTTTACATTTATAACATTTTATTTTTCAGTCAAAAGTTTTAAAAGTTCTTGGGATTCTGTATACAGTCACAGCAGTCACACCCAGTCACACCCACACTGTGACTCTACTATCGTTGTATACCAACACTTATAGGTCAAAGTCACAGAGTCACACACTTTCGTATCTATTTCAAAAAAATTTTTCATAAAAATATTTTTTCAGTACTATAGGTTTCCCTGATTCCTGATGCCTGATTCCTTATTTTTGTAATATAAATCAAC